AAATACATTACCCGATAAGAGTTGTACCATCAACAACGTATTTGCTCTATGGGAAAGGTTTCCTTTTACAATTCATTGTAAAAAGAGATTTAGAAGAGTAAATGATGGAAACTACGATCCAGATTTTCAACACCTTGAATTCAAAATGACTTCTATGAAAGAAATGATTGGTTATCTTGACGTCGCAACAAGACGCATACAACCGATCACTTTAGAAGAAATTGTGGAACAAGTTGTTGATTTTATGGCTATGGAAGAAACTAAGCTACAACAACGCTTAGCACAGGAAGATCGTATGTTTGGAGAAGATCAAGAAGTGGTCCATCATATGGTGGAAGAAGAACCTTTGATGGATGTTCAACTTAATAACCCACGTCAAACAGTTGATCGAACTATTCTAACAGCTATGGAAGATTACCAACAACCAGTAATCGACGTTTTAAAATCATTACGAATAGCTGCTAGAGCTGGACCTATAAATAGTTCATTGGCATTTGCTCCATGGGCTTTACAGCTTAGGCATCGTACAACTAACAACCTTTGTACTCGAGAACATCTAGCAAATACTCATCCTTATGAGTTTATCTCTGCTTTAGGAGTATGGAGATTTGAAACAAATGACGGATATTGTCCTGATTCTTTTTCTGGTTTTCCTGCTGTTATAGTAGAGAATCCATTAACAACAAGTCAATACCTTTGGATGCCATCAATTCATAGAGGAGAGGTATTGATACTTTTGGATGACGCTTTGATAGAACAACTTCGAAGCTCAACATTTTATAATTTTTGTAGAATGTATTTTCAACAACACGTCACAACACCAATTTTGAATGATCGTGAAGGCTTTTTGAGATTACTTAACGGATTGAGGCAGACATATTTGTCAAACTCTAGTTTAGCAAAAATTACTGTACTAGTCGTTTGTCAAGGTATGCCTGCTATGAATATTTATTCATCAGTTATTTGGTCTCAAACAGTTATCAACAACATAAACTATCATCAAAGAAATTGGGTTGGAGATGATGCAGAATCACTATTATTTAGTGGTTTAAGAGTATATAATTACACCCATGTCATAAAGGATATCGTATGGAAAAAGATCGAAAAATATACTGAGGTTTTTAAGGATTGTGGTAAGCGTATGCTTATTAAAATTCTTGAATTCCTTGGTGTTGAAATTGGTCCTTGGATGGATAGTCTTTGTGAAATGGCGTCTGATTTTATACATCAAACAGCTTTATTTGGTTTATTGTCGTTATTGACTTATGGTTTTTATAAAATATACGAACTTCTTTTCAAAAAGAAAGAAAAGAAAATAAAACACCATAATAAAAATTACGATGGTAAGGCAAATCAACGCCGTAATGTCCGAAAAACAAACAGAAAGGATATTACTTTACATCAAGCTTATGAGAGTTGTGAAGAGGATTGTGATTCACCTGATTTGGGTTTGAATGATTTAGAATGGGACTGTTTAGGTTCTAGATCTGAATTATTTGATTTCAAATGGTTTGAAGCATTGGCCGATCAAACAAATGATGGTACTTTTCATTATGTTTCACATAATGAATGTAATGATTTTGTTTGTTTCGAGGAGGAAGAGATGGAAGATCCGAACGTAAAAGAAGGTTTCCATAAAATGTATCATACTTACCAGCCTTTAAATGGTAATAAACAACCGATGATACACTATCGATATAAGGTAAG